TTAAAAATCAAATTATAGAACAGTGTTTAGCACATATCTTTGGGATCATCGATCCATTTAGCTGAGTATATAACTCAGACAGCTTCTCTGATATCTGCTGTAGAGATCGATGATGTAGATTATTTCCTAATGGATCTCGAAGTATACGTTTGTACCAATATTGGCTATCTAAGCTGTGTGTGTGCATGTTACTCTTCCATACTTGACTGTAGCAACAGGGAAAAACGTCACCTGACCAATCTATCATGATCCAACCGGTCTTCTCACTGATACAATCTACGCAGCGAGTTGATTTTATTCGATCATTATAATCTTCTAAGGTAGGAGATGATATCAAGTCACTCTTGGTTATCCTGTTTCCTTTGTTTGTATCCACTAGATCAAATTCTGTATCGAATCTGTTACTGCCCATGAGTCGGAAATTCATGAATCCCATGGACTTGGAAAGGTCTTTTGCTTGATCTATCTGATGTTGATTGTGTTGAAAAGCTATGAACTGCCAAGTTGCCGCTCCGCCTGCAGCAATATAAGTTGCTGCATTGTTTATTATCTTATGATAGTTTGTATTGATTCTATAGATTGCATGAGTATCTTCTAATCCATCTATGGCAAAAACACATCTACCTCTATGATCAATAGCAACTGCTAGTTTCTGCCAGAAATCCTTATCTCTGAGACTACCATTTGTATGGAACATTATCTTTGCATTGCTATTATCTGCTAGATGTTGGACTATATCTAGACAATCCTTAGCTATGGCAGGTTCACTAAAAGTGCCTTTGAAGGATATCTTTTCTAACTTGTCTAGCACAGTCTGTGGCAACCAATCCTTCACGTTCTTCAGTGTGATTTCTTCTTTGGTATCTAATGCAGCTTGGAATTCAGCAGACTGCCTAGGACATTGCGGGCATGCTGCATTGCACCTGCTGCTAAGTTCAAATTCAATATGCCGTATGTCTTCGATCTTCATTGCGTGCTCTTAGGACATTTAGATTTGCAACAAGCAGGTGTGTATCTCACGTTCAGTGCCGCATAGAAATCTTCTATCAATCCTAATATATTTTCTAATGAATTCCGTCTTAGGTTAGAATTTCCTTTAGTGATCTTGCGCCAGAACAACCTATCAGCGTGTCCAACCTTGCTTAGTGCGTAGCTAGAATCCACATCTCCGGTAGCAGATTTTCTCAGAGGTTGCACAGTTTTGATGTTATCGAACAGTCCGCTCTGCCAGGGAACATAACAACAAGGCAGCACATCTCCGTTCCAATGTATCACGATCCAGCTTGTGTTCTTGCTCTTGCAACTCGCTTGATCAGACGTTGCGATGGGTTTGGAAAACAATGGCAACGCAGTCTGTTGTATGGTTTGTCCTTTCTTGTTGATTACATAATCATCACCAGACTGGAATCTTGCACCTGGTTCTAATATGAATTCTTTGAAACCCAATTCTTCAGACATCTCTCTTGCTTGATCAACCTGATGATCGTTATGCAGGAATGCTAGGAATTTCCATGCAGCATTTCCTCCTGCAGCGATATAACTCTTAGCATTGGATATGATCTTGTTAAAGCTAGTATTGACTCGATATATGCTGTGCGTATCAGACAAGCCGTCTATCGCAAAGATCACGGTGATCCTGTCGGACAGAGATCCCAGTCTCTGCCACCAAGATTCTGATCTCAGACTAGCATTAGTGTAGATCCTGATGTTAGCTGATGATGAATCTAAGAAATGCTGCACGATTCCTATTAGATGATTTGACATTAGTGGGTCGCTGAATGTTCCTTCGAACGTGACCTTCTTGAGATCTGTCAACACTTCCTTGGGAAACCAGGATTGTATATCAGACAAGGTTATCTCCTCATCCGTATCTAGATGAGGAGCAAAGATGGGATTAGATCTAGGACAATGCGGACAAGCAGCGTTGCATCTAGAAGTCAGATCGAATTCTAGATGCTCTGGTCGCATGTTAAGACTTGACAAACCCTGGCTCGTTATCGGGAACGATGGTCGGCACAGATTCTGCTGCCTTGATAGCGTTCTCAGTCTGTCGAGTATAGGAAGGATTGAGATTGTTCATCTCTAGAATATCGTCTCTGAGATGTTGATTGCGTTTCTCGACGTTCAATACCCTAGTAAAGCTATTGGTGATAGTTGCAGTGTAGTACGCGAAAGGATTGTTGGATTTGCTCTCGTCAAACTGTAGACCTACTTGGCTTAGCTGTAGCAGTGCTTGGCTACGCATCTCGTCGTTGTAGGTATAACCTCGCCAGTTGCCTTTGCTACCATATCGTTCGCACAGTTTCATGAACATGCGGGCCAGGTTGTTGGTCATCTTTCCGTGATCCTTGTTGAAGTGACCGTTCTGCAGACCGCCTTCCCAATGGCTCTTGCCTACGCAGATCAGTTCGTCATTCTCGTCAAATCGGAAATGCTGGAAGGGAGGGAAGTTCACTTTAGTATGATGATCGGGGGTGCTCTTGGGCGTCTTCTTGCGTCCAGGTGCTAGTGGTATGTGATCCCAACAGATCACTCGGAATATCACATCTTGCTTGGTAATCTTCTTCCAGTCGACGGCATGATCGTCTAATTTCGTCTTGATGCCTGCGAGTTGGCTTGTCTCCCACGCTTGTTTTGCCATCCTATCAGCACGAGCACGTTTAGCTTCTGCGGTCGTCTTCTGATTGATCTTGGTCAAGCTGGGCAATATGATGTCATATGAGTGATCTTCTGGCGTTAGATAGCTGCAATAGCTGTTCTTGCTCTTGTGTATCTCTCTAAGTAGTTCTTTGTTTGTGAGGTAAGGGGTGCGTTTGGTTATTGTCATGCTCTTATTATATAGTCACTTTTGGTAATAATAAATATAAAAGATATGGTAAGCTTCAATCAGAAAACATCTAACTATTATGTCAGGGATCCTAGAGCAACCCAACAAGGTCAGCTGAATCCTTTCTACGGCGATTACTACGGTGCTCAGTCAAATTACGGCAATTATAAAGGTGTTGCTTACACTCCCACAGCTTACAATCCTTACAACAGTCCGGTCGGTGTGGCAGGACTGGGTTCTGCGGTAACCTATCCAACGACAGGCAATTTCTTAGCTACTGCTATCGGTACTGCAGTAAACAGCACCGTAGCTAGAGCATTAGGCGGCACCGCGGTTCCACTAGTGAACAATACTACAGCTTTCTTAGCACCTGGCTATGGTGGAATGGGTGTAAACCCAGCACTAATTGACCAGTATAGGCCTACTGGATTAGCAGATCCTACGACCATGAGATTGTACAACAACAATCTGCCCGCAGGTGCTAGCTATGGGTCGTCTAGTTCTTCTGTATATAATTCTACCAGCAGTAGTTCAAGCGGACAAGAGAACAGGGTGATAGTCTCAGACCCTAGCGGCACTATGCTAGGTGGAACGCTTCTGCAACCTTTAGCTGCTACAGGAGGTGTGTTATTCCCTTATACACCAACGATCAGCTTCGCCCACCGGGCCAACTATGAGAGCGAAGGGTTGATACACACAAACTACGAACATCTATACTATAAGAACAGTTCAGTAGATCAGATAACGATAGGTGCTAAATTCACAGCTAATACAGCTAAGGAGGCCAAGTACATCGTCGCAGCGATACATTTCTTCAGAAGCGCAACTAAGATGTTCTATGGTCAAGATGACAGAGCAGGAACACCTCCTCCTGTATTGAGATTGGACGGTCACGGCCCTGCAGTATTGAATCACTTACCGGTCGTCTGCACCAGCTTTGATTTCTCGATGCCCGACGATGTAGATTATATCAGCACTAACATCGGCGCTAGCTATAATACTAGCACTAAGTCTAGTACATCTGGCGATAACACCATGGTGCCGACTAACCTGCAGATGAACATAGGATTCAAGGTACTGTACAGCAGGAATCAGATCAGCAACAACTTCGGACTAATACCGTTTGCACAAGGTCAGTTGCTTGTCAAGGGCAACAGCAGTTCTGGCGGTCCAGGAGGATTCATCTAATGGCAGTAAGCTACGGAATGACCAGTCCATATAAGAACACTCCTCTGTTTGCAGGAAAGTTCTTGGACATCATGGTACCTAGAGAACTACCTAAGATGCCCGATGACATCCTGTTTACTGTCAGCAAGACATATGAATATCGTCCTGATAAGTTAGCATTTGATCTATACAATGATCCAAATCTCTGGTGGGTATTTGCTATCAGGAACAAGAATTCTATAGTTGACCCTATATGGGATTTCGTCACCGGTACCAGGATATATCTACCTCAGAAGAGCACTGTGCAGAGAGTGTTAGGATACTAATACATGGCAATCCCACCCGAGCCTATAGACAACACTGGTGTAACAGAACTAGCAGGCACGATTCCGGTATCACAGAATGGTGCTAAGCCTATCACGATAGGTAAGAATTCTCTACCTCCGGTGGATTCGACAGTTAATCCATCTAAATCAACATCATATCTTGAAGATTCTGCTTTTATGAGACCTGGCTATGGTGGAATGGGTGTATATACAGGAAACCAAACATCTAAACAAGATAAAGTGTCTCCTGCTGTGATTAGTCAGGAGCCGGATAAGACTACAATAGCCGGATCGGGTTCAGCAGGCAATACCGGTGGAGGAAAATCTGCTGACGTTCCTAAAGAGAAGCCCAATCCTCTGCACGCTTATGTTAACTACACCTACAACATCAGCCTCTATGCTGTACCTAAGGATGTGATGAATCAGGTCACGGATGGTAAGCTAGCACCGGGGGGTGAAGATGGCATCATCTCACAGAGCCAACTCATACTGAAGAGCGGAGGCAGCAAGTCGGCAGATAAAGGCAGTCTGTTCGGCGTGGACTTCTACATCGATAATATCAAGTTCAAGAGCATCGTCGGTATCAGCGCAAGAAATAGAAGCACTGACGTTATCGAGATGAGCTTCGACGTGATAGAACCTTATACTGTCACCTTCCTACCTAGACTCATAGCACAGGCTATGGAAATGCACGGGCGACCGGACTGGGCTATGAACTTCTATCTCATGAAGATACAGTTCCTGGGTTACGATGATTCTGGAAACGTAGCTACAGTACCTAAGGCTACGAAATTCATTCCGATGAACTTCACTAACATGGAATACAGCATCACTGAGAAAGGTTCTGTATATTCTATCAAGGCAGTACCTTGCCATCATTTTGCGATGACTCCTCTAGACAATACCATTCCATTCCATATGGAGATCGTCGGCGGCACAGTAGATGAGATATTCAATGGTCCTGCAGGAACTACTGGTGACGGTAGCCCATCGACTACGTCGCAAGGGGGATCCAATACCGTTGTCAAAGGTGTCAAGATTGCATTGAATGATGGTGAGACTTATCTACAGAACAAGAAGCAGATCACTTATCCTACCAAGTATAATTTTAGATTCGAAGATGGATTAGGAGATGCAAAGGTCGTCGATCCTGCTGAATGGTCCAGGCAAGGTTTTAGGATGAGCGATCCTAAGAACCCTAACGAGCTAGTCGGTAAGACGATCAAGCTGGATCCTAGCAAACAGGCATTCCGAGTTCAATCGGGTGCTAGGATTACCGATCTAATAGGCAGCGTGCTACAAATCAGCACTTATATGAGCGAACAGTATAAGCCTGGCGGCGATAAGGGAAAGCCTCTTAGCACATACAAGATCACTCCAGAAGTAAAGTTTGGAGAATACGATCCTTTGACCAACATGTGGGCAAGGGAAGTTACCTATGTGGTCATGCCTTATATCATCCACGGTAGTGATGCTGATGGATTCGGTCAGAAAGCACCCCCGGGTGCTAGCAAGCGTTACAAATGGATATTCACTGGACAGAACAAGGATGTGATCGATGTTAGGTTTGACATCAAGACTGCGCTGTTTACGCTGAGGAACGGTGCCGAAGCAGCATTGCTCGAAGCTGATAAGAAGGCAGATCCCGAAGCTGGTGGTTCTACTACTCCAACTCCGGAACAAGTAGGAATCGTTCCCAAGAGGACCAAGGTAGTCTGGGGATTGGCAGATGCTAATAATACCGGACCTAGGACGCTGAACAAGAAGACGCTGGCAGTCGAAGAACTGTTTAAGCAGCAGTTCGATCAGGTCGCTGAGAACATACAGTTAGATCTCACTATCGTCGGAGATCCCGATCTGATACAGCAAGACAGCATATTCTACGGTGTTAGCAACAACAAGAATCAGCTGATATACGATCACGGTAGCTTGAATTTTGATCATTATGAGGCTTACTTCTATTTTGAATTTAGGACTCCGATGAACGATTACGATGACGATACCGGATTGTTTCAATTGCAGAGTGTTACCACCGAGATGTTTAACGGCTTATATAAGATCATAGCAGTCTCTAGTGAGTTCCGAGGGGGTAAGTTTATTCAGAAGCTGGACAACTTCCGTGTTAAGTATCAGAGCAACCCGGCGCCGTCTAGTAGCGATACTGCTGCAACACCTGTTAAAAAAGCCGAATCGCCCACGATTACCGCTAATGTCAGTAATCCAGAAACTAATAATCGGTCCAACGAAGAGATTACGGATGTATTCACTAACAAACAGACTGATAATGGTAAAGTAATAACCGAAGAAGATATGAAGAATTTTGGTAGATACTCTCTACCTCCACCCGCAATAAGCCAACAAGATCTGTCGGAATTTGGTAGATACTCTCTACCTCCGACCACAACAGTAATAGAAGACAAGCCTAACAATGATGTAGATCCAGGATAATAGATCATGCCAATATATGACTCATCGGAGAATAACAAAGCACCAGCCCATACCAGTCATGAGAGTGCTAAAGGTGTTAGGGTCAATGCCGGACCTTTCATTGGTATAGTTAAGAACAATGTAGATCCTATGCGTAGCGGTCGAGTGCAGGTTTGGATCGCAGAGCTAGGTGGCGATCCGGAGGATCCCGGTGCTTGGCGCACGGTAGCTTATGCTAGTCCGTTCTTTGGGGTGACTCCACCGGCTAAGAATCCCGACGGTCCCGACAGGCGTTCTGACGGTCAGAACTTTGCTACAAATCCACATAGCTACGGATTCTGGATGACACCTCCCGACAGGGGTATTAGTGTCATCTGTACCTTCATCAACGGCGATCCCTTCAAAGGTTATTGGTTTGCTTGCATACCGGACTGGCCTAACATGCACATGGTTCCTGCTATCGGAACGAACAGTCAGAGCAATGGCGATCCTGCTATCGAATATAATGACGATAAATCTGATTCGAATCCCAGCAATATCGCAGAATTCTATGAGAGACAAGCCACTCCGCACGACGAGATCAAGAAGCAATTCCAGAAGCAAGGACTCGGGCAAGATAAGGAACGTGGGCCTATCACATCCAGCGCATTCCGAGAAAGCCCTAGTGCAGTGTTTGGATTCAGCACGCCAGGGCAGCTGATAAATCCTGCTGCAGCAACTGATCCTAAGGTCAGCGATACTGGAAGGAAAGGCGGTCATACCTTCGTCATGGATGATGGTGATGCTGAAACGCAGTCTAGTCAGCTGATAAGATTGCGTAGTGCTACTGGTCATCAGCTGACCATGCACGACACCGGCGGGTTCATCTACATCACTAACGCAGCTGGTACAGCTTGGGTAGAGCTAGATCAAGGCGGCAACATAAACATGTATGCTGATGCACAGTTTAATCTCAAGAGCAAAGGTCCTATGCAGATAGAGAGCGATGCTGGCGTCAAGATCCATGGTAAGACGGGTGTTGATATAAACAGCGAAGCAAAGGTTGCTGTATCGGGTAAGGGAGGACTAGATCTCAGCAGTGATGCTGATGCTAAGCTGTCGGGCAAGAAGAACCTGCATCTTAAAGGATCTAACACATATCTCACAGGAGACAAATGCATACAGGTCAGTGGCGGTGTACACTTAGACTTAGGAGCAGCCTGCATTAATCTAAACTGCAGCAAGCCTACAAAGGCTAAAGATGCAAGTCCAGCACAAGCACCACAGGGCATGCCTACCAAGGAACCATGGAGCGGTCATAAGAAAGGCGGCAACTCAGGCAGCAGCAAAGGCGGCGGTGCAGCTAGCAGCGGCGGAATCTCAGGCGGCTATGGTAAGAATTCAGGATATAATGGATCGTCAGGCAGTTCACCAGGTGGCGGCGGTGCTGCTGGCGGCGGTGGAAGCAATTATGGTAGCTCATCAAACAGCTCTAGCAATATTCCTTCAGGTGGTAATACTAGCGGCGGATCTAATGTAACTCTAAACCCAAGCGGCGGAGACAATGGATTCAAAGGATATCCAGATCTAGTCGCTAATAGGACAGTCGTAGGCAACGGACAGTGCGTCATGTTGGTTTATCACAATTCAGATTGCGGTACTACGAACACTTGGAGACCAGCAAGTAACAACAATCTGTTTGATAATCCTCCTGCACCGGGTGCAGCAATCGCGACCATGCCTAACGGATACTATCCTAACATGCCATCGGGTAACCATGCTGCTATCTATCTAGGCCAGGGAGAAGATGCTAGAGGAAAATACATCACGGTGCAGGAACAGAACGTTCCTCCTGCGATGGGATCTCAGTACAGAAACATCTATGCTAACGATGCAAAGAGCATGAGCAACAACGCTAATGCTTATCGTGTTATCGCCAACGATAAGAATCCTAACGGTGTTTATGTTAGAGGTGCAACGCCTCCGCAGACACAGAAACAGAATCCGCCCCAATCGGATGCAAAACTAGATAAACCATATGACAACACGGACGATAAAGGATTCCATAAGCCAGCAGACGAAGCTAAGGCAAGGGAAGAAGCAAGGAAAGCTGAGGAAGATAGAGCGAAGACCGCAGATCAGAAGGTCGAAGAAGCAAAAGTCGATCAAGCTAAGGCTCAAGAACAGATCGACAACAACAATGCTATCAAAGAAAAGAGTCAGGCAATGCTTGAGGAAGAGAAGAAGCTGCCAGAAGAGATGCAGGACAAAGAAAAGATTGCCGCTCTTGAGAAATCTGTCAGTGATGCAGATGCCAGGAATGCATCCGCAACTCAAGCACTGACAGACGCACAGAATAGAGAAAACACATACATAGCTCAGAGAGACGATTATCGTTCCGCATCCTCAGCTAGTGATCAGATCATGGGAGATGGTAACACTCCTGCTGATCGTGGGTCTGTAGTTGACCGCGATTCAAGTCAGAATTCAGTTGCTAAAGAAGGATTTGATGAACAGACAGGGCAACCTTACACTTACTATGAGAGCCCGAATACTAATACCGATCGTGACATCGAATATGACAAAGCAGCACAAGATCAGAGGATACAAGATTCTTCCAGTTACGATACCCAGATAGGTCAGACAGAAGCGTCTCAGAAATATATCGAAGATGATTATGGAAAACGTGTAAATGCGACACCTGATACTGTCGATCAGAACGGTTATGCTCAGAGATATGACTCCGATTCTACAGGCAGTGCTGGCGGAACAGAATACAGTTCTAGCAAGGAATCATGGTCTAGCGATAATAACGGTGTGAAGACTTCGGGAAGTAGTACTAATGGCACGCCAGACAATCCTGTAACAGCTAATAATGCTAATACTCCCGGTGCAGGCGGTGCTGGTACTCCTGGTGCTCCTGCTAACAATCAGCCAGCAGCAGCAGGTGGACCTAGCTGCTGATCCTGATTTTCATGGCCGATAAATATTGCCATGAGCATATATCGCGGATTTAACACAATCGGTAGGGACTTCGGACCTTATAAGCTGAAGGACAATTCACTAGTAGTCAGGGATTTCCTGAATCACCTTCACATGAGAAAAGGTGAGAAATTGCATAATCCAAAGTTTGGCAGCATCATCTGGCAGAGTCTATTTGAGCCTCTGACCCCTGCACTCAAGGAAGCAATAAGAGTCGATGTTGATAGGATTGCTAGGTATGATCCTAGGATACGAGTAGTAGATAGGGTTGATGTCACTGAGTATCAGAACGGACTAAGGGTAGACTTGCAGATAACTTTCAGCACTAACAATGAAACAGTGAATCTATCATTGCAATTTGATAGAGAAGCACAGAACGCTTCCCTGTTCGCATAAAAGCACTACTTTTTTTACCTAATAAATACAGCAAGGTGAAGATAACATGGCATTAGGAACTAGACAGACTAACTTATTTGCGGCTGAGGATTGGAAGCAGCTATACACTACATTCTCGCAAGCAGATTTCCAGTCTTACGACTTCGAGACTATCCGCAAGGTCATGGTCGATTACATCAAGACCTACTATGCCGAAGATTTTAACGATTTCACAGAGAGCAGCGAATACATCGCGCTATTAGACATCATCGCTTTCACTGCACAGAGCCTTGCTTTCCGCACCGATCTAAATGCTCGCGAGAACTTCCTAGAGACTGCAGAGCGTCGCGAGAGCGTGCTGAAGCTGATCAAGCAGCTTAGCTATAGCCCTAACAGGAATAGATCTGCTAGCGGATTGCTCAAGGTCACTAGCGTTAGCACTACGGAAAGATTAGTTGCTAATTCAGGAAAAGCATTAGACAGAGTAACTGTGAACTGGAACGATCCGGGCAATCTGGATTGGCTGCAGCAGTTCGTGCAGATCATGAATGCTGCATTTGACAGCAGCCAGAGATTCGGTAAGCCTTATGCTAGCAAGACCATCAGCGATATCCTCACAGAACAATATAACATTGCGATACCCAACGCTACTGTTCCTGTAGTAGCATTTAACACTGTTGTAGTAGAAGCATCGACACCGTTTGAGGTTGTGTCTGCAAGCATCCTCGAAGGTAATAGTGTTGGCGAGAACAATCCTGGATCTCGCGGAAGACTGGGCATGCTGTATCAGCAAGACGGTAAAGGATTCTCAGGATCTAATACTGGTTTCTTCATGTATTTTAAGCAAGGACAGTTGCAGAGCTTAGACTTCACGATCTCTGACAAGCTACCTAATAGGAAAGTATCTATACCGGTCGACAATATTAACAACGAAGACGTCTGGGTGTTCGAGCTCAACAATGGCACGATAGGAAACGAATGGACCAAGGTACAGAGCTCGATCGGCAGCAACACTACCTACAACAGCGTAGCACGTGGCATACGCACGCTCTACAGTGTTGAAACAAATCTAAATGATCAGATCACTCTGAACTTCGGAGACGGTACGTTCAGTGACATGCCACAAGGTACATATCGCGCATACTTCCGTGTTAGCAACGGTATCACATATCGACTAAGCCCAGCTGATCTAAGCAACGTCGGTATCACTATTCCTTATATCAGCAGGGAAGGCAGAGCTGAGACTCTCAGTTTAACTGCAAGCCTTCAGCATACTGTAAGCAACAGCAGCCGCAGAGACCTACTTGACGAGATCAAGCAGAAAGCTCCTCAGAACTATTACACACAGAACCGCATGGTCAACGGAGAAGATTATAACATCTTCCCTTATGCTCGATATTCAGATATCGTAAAAGTCAAGAGCGTAAATCGTTTCAGCAGCGGCATCAGTCGTAACTTGGATCTGATCGATCCCACTGGCAGATACAGCGCAACTAATCTGTTGTCTGACGATGGTGCGATCTTTAAGGAAGAATTCACTAAGAATCTAACATTCACATTCAATACTAGAAACGAAGCTACGAGTGCTATACGAAATCTAGTATTACCTCTGCTTACTGCAAACAGCATGAAGCAGTTCTATTACGAGAAATATCCAATCATCAATATCGGTTCTACAACGTATACCGAATGGCAGAAGATCACCGACGATACTACTACCTGCACTGGATTCTTCCTAAATTCTGCAGGAGATAAGCAGCAGCTAGGTGAATACACTAGCAGCCTGCGTAGGTATCTGCTAAGAGGCGGACTGATACGATTTGAGGCGCCTGCAGGACAATATTTTGATACCAACAACGTGTTAACTGCTGGAACTCCTGCGCTGGCTACAGAGAAGACTTATATCTGGGCCAGCATAAGAAACATGACAGGTAACGGCACTAATGATGTTTACTTTGCTGGAAGGCAGATAGGTGCTATCACGCTAAGCGAGAACATTCCATCGGGTGCTATAATAACACATTGTTATGTTCCTTTTGCTACACAGTTCAGCATTAGTTTGATAGTGACTATGACTAATCTTATCTACAATAACATAGATTTTGGTCTGCGTTTTGATTATACTGTGTCTCCCCTGCAGACCATAGATCCTTGGAAAGTTATATCGATCAGTAACTTAAATGAATCTGCAGAGTTCGATCTTACCAACACTGGATCTACGACAAGCTCTGCTGAAGACGCTAGTTGGTTGATCAAGTTCAAGACCGATGGTACTAGATATACAGTGACCTACAGAGGAATGGATTACGTCTACGCTAGCAAGGATAAGGTAAGATTCCTGAATACCAATACTACTAGGACCTATGACAGCAAGACAAACACTTTTGTTAAAGATAACGTGAAGATATTGAACATCAATACTAAACCCGATTCTACAGATAAGATGAGCAAGGATGTAGTATTTGAGATATATGATAACGTGACTGAATCAGACGGATATGTAGATACCAGCAAGATATTGGTTACATATTCCGATTCCAACGACGATGGAATCATTGATGATCCTAGCACCTTCTCTCAAGTCAGCAGTGCTACTATCAAGAACATATTCTTCAAGAAGTACTTTGATTTTGACAACTTAGTCCGTTATCAGCTTCAGGAAGCCGGTACAATCAACACGATCTATGCTACGAAATCAGCAATAGAATTATATAGGAACAATTATCCTGTTGGAAAAGTATTCTATGCTAGCACGGATGACAAGTTCTACGAGATTAAATCGATTAACAGTGTTAAGTCTGTTGTAGAAACTACGGAATATAGCGGATACGCGGGCAGGCAGGGATTGTATTTCCAATATGTACACAACGCAAGCGAATCTAAGAGGATAGATCCTAGCAGCAGCAATTTGATCGACATGTACATATTGACTAGGAGCTACGACGAAGCATACAGGACTTATATCTCAGATACTACATCGACAGTATCCGAACCAAATCCCCCTACCAGCTTTGAACTGCAGAACGATTATTACAAGGATCTGTTTGATTATAAGATGCTTACGGATGCACTGCTGATGAGCAGCGGTATATATAAGCCTATCTTTGGAGCTAAATCTAAGGTAAGCCTACAGGCTACCATCCAAGTGATCAAAGGCCGTTCTACTACAATCAGTGACAACGAGTTAAAGAGCATGGTAGTAAACACTATCAATGATTATTTTGCTCTTGCAAACTGGAACTTTGGTGATACTTTCTATTTCTCAGAGCTTAGCGCATATTTGCACAAGCAGCTATCAGGAGAGCTAGGAAGCGTGATCTTGATTCCGAAGGATTCAAATGCAGTGTTTGGTAGCCTGTATGAGATACGCTGCCAGCCCAATGAGATATTCATATCAGCAGCAACAGTTGATGATATCGAAGTCGTATCTGGCGTGTTGTCAGGGATAAATGCAAGTGGAATAAACACTACTCAGGTGTTCAAGGGAGTAACTTACTGAAATGGTCGCACGTCGGACGCTAGATCTATTACCTCAGGTATTTCAGACTGAGACTAACAAGAGATTCCTGAATGCTACTATGGATCAATTGATCCAAGAACCTGTGATGACCAGGCTGAGTTCTTATGTGGGCCGAGCCGAAGGAAATCCTACCTATAAATCAGGAGACCCCTACGTCAGAGAAGGCGATAGCTTTAGCCAATACTATCAACTCGAACCTTCTCTGATAGTTAGAAGAAGGATAGACGGTGTTGATAGAGAATATAAGATCGATAATTCATACAGCTATCTGGACCTTCTTAATAAGATAAGCAGCGCGGGAGGTATCACCGACAATCATGATCGCATGCTTCGTCAGACTTACTACAATTATCAAGGGTTTGTCGATCTCGAGAAGCTGATCAATTACAATCAATACTACTGGGTACCAAACGGTCCAGAAATACTCGATGTGTATGCAGGAGATGCTGAACTCGAGAAGACATTCTATGTAAAGACTAACGGAAACGTCACTTTAGACGGTCTCACAGAAGAAGTGATCGGTGATGCAGGACATCTGATCGATGGGTACGGAGCAGATACTAATCCTACTATTACTCTAGTAAGGGGCGGATCATATACATTTGACATTAATCAACCTAACTATCCTTTCTATGTACAGACTGAGACTGGTGATCTAGATAACATTACAGATTATGTAGAATATCAACACAACATTAGCAAGAGAGAGATCTTAGGTGTCGTCAACAATGGTGAAGACGCAGGGCCTGTGACATTCAATGTTCCTCTGCGTAATGCACAGGACGAATTCATCAACATGCCTAGGTTGACAGACGTAGACTTTGTTCTAAACGTCCCTTTCAATCAAGTGCAGAACTTTCCACTTGCATTATTCCTAGAGAATAACACGTTCGATGGAATTAGATCCGGGTATCTGACCAAGCGTGTCATATTCACTGATACTAGCGATGACAACTGGGTGTATGCCAGCAACTTTGATCCTGTGGATGGGATAGCTGGCAATCCGGGACCTCTGTTTGATTACGAGAACGGGTTTGATGCACACAATTTTGACAGAGGAGATGCTATTCCTCAAGAATTGAGGAAAGGAATATGGCAGCTCACTGTTGATAGTGCAGGGATCATGCGCCTTGCACATGTCGAAGATTGGCCCATCAACAACAAGATCTTCGTCAAGGAAGGTGTCAAGTACGGTAGCAGGTACGTCTATAAAGATTCTGCGATGACTATCAGGTTGATGCCTGTGATCACAGCTAATCTAGACACGCTCTATTATCAATCTCCATATTATGGTTTTGGAGTTATACATCTGATCGAACCGGAAGATGTGGGCATCCTAAAGATATCCGACATACTGGGAAAGAAATCTTATATCAGTCCCAACGGGATTAGATTCACTAACGGTCTCAAAGTTCGATTCATGAATGTGGTAGAACCGGCAAGTTATAAGAGGAAGGAATACGTCGTAGAAGGTGTGGGAACATCTATTAAACTAATAGATTGGAATTTGCAAGTAACGCCTGAACCTACTAATCTATTGTTAGGTAGCGGCTACGATGCTTCAGGTGAAGAGTTTGATGCTATCAATTATGACGGTACACTGGGAAGCCCAGTCAACAAGGAATATTTCACTATATCTAGAGCTAGTGGCGACGGCAATCCTTGGAGCCGTGGCAATCGTTGGTTCCATAAGGATCTATTGAATTATGTCGCTAGCATAAACACTCCGGATCAGAGCTATCCATTTGAGGATGATAAGAGGGCAAAGCGGCCTATCATAGAATTCCTTCCTGATCTATATCTGTACAACGGCGCAGAATCTTACTACGGATTTGTCGATGCTATGGATATCATGGATGTGGGTGATCCAGCAGACAAGATAGTTATTAATGATGCTTTTAGTTTGGTCGAAGGCGAACCAGATGCGTATATAGACGGTGTACAGCTCAATACTAATGTAACAGTCATATTTGCTGAAGAAACCGATCCTGTCATCAGATCCACTATCTATCGATCTGAGAAGATCGACACTACCGGCTTAGGAGATTTCCAAGTACATCTTACTCCGCTACACGTTGCACAAGACGGCGAAAGCATCGTTGTGATGAGTGGTGTGAACAAACAGGGAATCTGGTACCGTTGGAATGCTTCAGAGGCAAAATGGAAAGTCCTGCAGCAGAAGAAATACGTTAACCAAGAACCTCTATTTGATGTATTCAAAGATGGTAAGAGTTTGTCTGATGGTTCTGTTTATTATAGCAGCAATTTTACTGGATCTAAGCTATTCTCATACAAGAGAAATACTAATTCAACAACAGTCGATGCAGAACTGGGATTCGCTCTAAGCTATAGGACTATCGGTAATATCGGAGATATCCTTCTTACTAACGACTTTGACACCGATTCCTTCACATACAGCAGCAATAACGTCGATCAGATCTTGTCTGTTAACGTAGGTAACCCTAGGAAACTAATAACAACAGCTGGCGTCATCGAAGAGAAGAATCCTTGGACTAAGATCGAAGATCCTAGCAAGCAGTATATCTATAAATCACTGACTGCAACTCTAAACATGAAGAACGATTTTAAGTTAGATCTACTGTTTAGATACAGCAGGCTAGAGAAGAATGTATTTGTATACGTTAACGGGAAGATCAGGACCGATTTCAAGGTGCTGACTGACACTGTTAATAAACGTACCATAATTCGTTTTGATAAAGATTTAGCAGTAAATGATAAGATAGTCGTCAAGATATACGGCATATCTGATCTACGTCAGCTTTATACTATTCCTAAGAATCTAGAAAAGAACAGCTTCAATGAGACTTTCCAGACTGTTACTCTAGGTCAGATCAGGAATCATCTATTAGAGATAACCGAGAATAGTCTGTTGTTCCGAGGAGATTCGATTGGATCAAACAATCTCAGAGATATAGATTATGCGAAGGCGGCGGGGAGCATACTGCAACATTCAGCACCTGTGCATTTCGCACAGTTGATGATTAATAACCCATCTACTGACATAATACACAGCATAGACTATAACAGAAGGGAATACGCTAGGTTCAAAGAGAAATTCCTAGATGTACTGACCAGCCGTGTATTCAAAGACACAACTAATCCTAGGGCTATGGTAGATTCTATACTATTAGAAGTAACCAATGGTGCAGGATCTAACCTGCCATTCTATTATACCGATATGGTTCCTTACGGAAATAATCTAGATAAGACATCTTACAGCGTGTTTGACGTATATGATAGATCTTACAATGCTATCAACTCATACGGATTTAATGCGGATTTCACAGCTGATAATGCTAGCTATCGTGCTATATTGATATATCACACTCGCGGCGATGTAGTGACACAGATGTTGCTTAATGTCGATTATAGCATATCAGGAAGGGTTATCAACATATTAGACAGTTTCGATCTAGAGACTGACGATGTCATCGATATCTACGAATATGAGAGCACCTTGGGTTGCATGATACCTGCTACACCAAGCAAGCTGGGAATCTATCCTAAATTCAATCCCGTTCTGTTTACAGATGATAGCTATATTGAACCTCGTGATGTAATTCAAGGTCACGACGGAAGCCTGATCGCTGCGTTCGGCGATTATCGCGATGATGTCATCTTAGAATTAGAGAAAAGGATCTACAACAACATCAAGATAGATTGGTTAGGTTCTCTACCTGATCATAATTCCGTACAACCTTCGGTGTTTAGGAACACAGGTTATTCGTTCGACGAATGGACACAGTTGCTTAGTCCTAACTTCATGGAATGGGTCGGTGTTAATAATGTCGATCTATTCTCTAATAATACTAAGACTGATGATAGCGAGTTTAGTTTTAACTATGCTGAAGGCACTGATCAGTTGTTTGGTGAACTGCTGCCAGGCAACTGGAGAGCTATCTACAATTACTTCTATGGAACTGATCGTCCGCATATAGCTCCTTGGGAGATGGCAGGTTATACTGAGAAGCCAGGTTATTGGGATCAGAAATATGGTTTCGCGCCCTACACCAGCGGTAACACGGTCATGTGGGATGATCTTGAGAATGGTGTATACTATGAAGACACGTTAGGTGATGGCACTTATGTCACTCCTGTTGCAGATGAACTATATCTAAGGCCTGGCCTGTCACAGATAATTCCTGTCGATCAGTTTGGTAATCTTGTTCCGCCTGCACAGTGTGTGGTTAAAGAATACAACGTGCTAACAGCAGGAAAGAAATGGAGATTCGGTGATTGGGGTCCAGTGGAGACTGCTTGGAGGAAGAGCAGTGAGTATCCGTTTGCTGTGATGAAAGCCTATGCACTTGCTAGACCTGCAGAATTCTGTGCGTTCACATTCAACATCAGAGATTATCTGCTCGGTCCTGATAATCAAGTGTTGAACATCAAGAATAACAACAGGAAATTAACCAGCGACGTTACCGGAAGCACAGATGTTATCCCTGGCACCAACGTATGGGTACGCGATAGGCTCACTTCTATCGGATTAGATGTTACTACCAATCTAGTAGAATTGATAGAAGATGTCAAGTTGCAGCTAGCATATAAGATGGCCGGCTTTACTGATAAGCAATACATCAAGGTGTTGGCAGAACAGAGCAGCCCACAGAGCACTAATCAGAGCGTTCTAGTGCCAGAAGACAACTATGATATCGTCATATCTAAGAGTGCTCCTACCGGAAGGATGAGTTATTCTGCAGTCATTGTCTCTAAGACTGTAGGCGGATATACTGTCAGAGGTTACGATACATATCGTCCTTACTTCACTATAATACCTAGCATCGTCAGTAGTGACAGTTATTCTGTTACTGTCGGTAACAGCACTGCTACTATCTATAGAAAAGGCGATAATAGATTGCTTGCTGTTCCTTATGGGACGGTGTTCACAAGCAAACAACAGGTTGCAGACTTCTTGATAAGCTATGGCAGATACCTGACTGCTGTTGGATTCTTGTTTGATAAGGTGATGGTAGATAACACTACCACACAAGATTTCTCGCTAGCAGTAAAAGAGTTCCTGTTCTTTGCTCAGCAGGGTTGGGAAAACAATACAGTGATAGGCCTTACTCCGGCTGGTCCTGCGATGAAATTTGATAACAGAGTATCAGTCGTAGATGATCTGACTAACAGCTATAACGAAGTTAGATTGTTAGATAGCGACGGAAGGATTCTTACTTCTAAGGATTATAGAGTATATCGTGATGGCACATCATTTGAATTGACGCTGCGTGACCAGACTAAAGGAATACATCTACTAGATGTAGAGACCGTGCAATACGAGCACAGTCTGATCATGGACAACATCACAGTGTTCAATGACGTGATATATGAATCTGTATTGGGCAACAGACAACAGCGTCTGAAGATCATCGGTCGTAAGACTTCTGATTGGAACGGTAGCATCTATGCACCGGGATTCTTAGTCAATCACAAGCCCGTAGATTCGTGGGTCTCACAGACCGATTATTATAAAGGCGATATAGTAAAGCACAAGAACAAATACTTTACAGCTAGCAAGTATCTAAGCGGAACGACTAATTTCAATCAGAACGATTGGTACGAAGTGAAGAATCACAGCTTAGATAAGAAGCTGATTCCTAGTCCGATGTTCAATGCTAGCCAGTTCGAAGCGTTCTACGACGTGGATACTCAGGATGTGAACGTATCTGCAGACATACAAGCTAGGCATTCTACCGGATTCCAGGAACGTCAGTACTTCACTGATATAGGGTTGGATGTAGTGAGCCAGCATAAGTTTTATCTCGGCATGATCAAAGAGAAAGGAACTAAATCTGTAATCAATAAGTTCCTCCGTGCTAAACTTCCATACACTGAGAATGATATAACCATATCTGAGGAATGGGCTATCAGAGCAGGAGAGTATGGAAACACTGAGAACAATAGTGTGCTTGAATTTTCGCTAGCAACTGCTAAGCAGAACAACGGTCAGATCATCTTAGAACTATTGAATAAGAATGATGCTAGAGATACTCGTTGGAATACCTTTAAGGTACAAGACCTGGATTATGTTCCTTCTAGCTTTGATAAGGATGTGTTTGCTAGAATTTCAGACGATAAGAAGGTAATCCCAAATACAGGACCTGTGCTGCTCAATGAAGTGGCTGCAACTGCATTTGATGTGAATAAGATAGAGAATCTAAGCCCGCTGGTCACTCTAATGGGAGAAGGATCTCGCATCTGGGTAGGATCGGACATCGATAACGATTGGAACATCTATAGAGCAAATAACGATTTTGGCCTGTATGCTACGTCCGTAGCTAAACCTAATGCCGAAGAGCTAGAGTTTACTACTGCTAGACCGCATGGATTTGTCCAGAAAGATAAGATCATCATCAAGAATGCTAAGGTCAGCGTACAGAGTCCAGCAGGTGATCTTACTACAGTAGATATGAGCGGGATCTATAGGATCACCGCTGTAAGCAATCTAAGATTCCGTGTGAAGATACGCAACAAAGACATGGTAGTTGTTGCCGGTGCTATCCGCGCACTGATATACAAGATGGGCAGCGTTAGATATCCTAGCAGGGTTGATTTCGCTAAGGATCAACCATATCGTGGATGGAGAACAGACGACAAGGTTTATATCGACGATTCGGAAGGAAAATGGCAAGTATTAAACAATCGCCAGCCTTGGACACTAGCGGAGTCTCTGAGTCCTGCTAACGTGACTGCAAACGATGATCTAGGAAAATCGATCGTCATTGGCAATGATCAACGTACTGCAGCTTGCTCTACTGGCGAAGGCAACGGAACAGTACACATCTATAGTGTTGATGATTTCAACATCTGGAGCGAGAGCGAATCTGTTACGCCTGGCGATTCTCATGTAGGGTCGTTTGGGGATAGCATGAGCATCAACGATGATAACATGCTCTTCGTAGGTGCGCCCACTACAAACAATAAAGGTGCGATATATGTCCTTGCACTAGATAACGGTACAGCAACATATAGTCAGATATTGTACCATACTTCTTTAGCAAGCTCTAGCCAGCTAGGACAGAGCGTTGCGGCAAGCCGTGATGGCAAATGGTTGTATGCCAGTGCACCAGGCACAGGCATCATCAGAGCTTACAAGTTAAAAGAAACCGATACAACTACCTATAATTATGCCGGTGATGCTACTAATACTTCTTTCGATTTCCCTGTAGTATATGCGGGTGCTACACCACTGGACATGAAGGTATCAGTCAATGGCATCATGATGGTACCTTATTTGGACTATACTGTTAACGGCGGCAGCACAGCAGTAGTGATGACTACTCCTCCGGCTTCTGGTGCTACAGTCACAGTAGAATACAGCAGTTACTATGTCTACGTAGGAGACATGAGCAATCCGAGCAGCAATAACAGTTTTGGCCAGGTGATATCTACTTCTACAGACGGTGCTCAGATACTAGCAAGCGCATCTACTCAGACTATCACTATTAACGGAAAGAGCTACAATGCTGGAGCTGTCTACTCATTTGATAGGACAGTTGAGAATTTCTTAGCTACAGGATCGCAGTATGCTTTCACTACTACTTTCACTCCTACTAACATAACAGTAAGCGTTGATGGTATAGAAGCTAGCACTAGCAGTTATTCTGTTGTAGGAAATGTCGTGTCATTCGTGTCGGCGCCTGCAGCAGATGCGGTAATCTCGATCGAGACTAACACTTTCATCAACACAGCAAGGATAGTTCCTCCCGATTCGGACGTCATCGAATCGTTGCGTTATGGTACAGATATCGAACTATGCCCTAACAACTGTAGCATATATGTTGGAACTCCTGGGTATATGAATGACAGCGGTGATCGTGGCGGCGTTTACAGACACGTTAACGTGGCTAGACTCTATGGAAACATACGAGGCACAGTAGTAGACCCTGCAGTCACTGCGGGTCATAAGATAAGCATCAATAACTTCAAGATAACCTTTAGCGGCAACAACCTAGCGTCAGTCATCGGAGATATCAACGACGCAAACATTCCAGGTGTTAGTGCAAGCAATGATGGCAACAGGCTGTTGATACAGACTGATAGTCAGCTTACTTTTAACAGATTAAGCGTATCTAATCTTAGCGGTACCGGATTGATAGATCTAGGATTAAGCCTGTTCCCGCAGGTTCAGGTGATCGAGAGCGTGTTCCAGGAAGATGGTTTGGCATTTGGCGAACATATCGCTATCTCTCCAGACGCGATGAAGCTCATGGTAGGTACTACGAAAGCTACCAGCACACTGTACATGACATTCGATAGTGTGATCACTACGGTCTCGGGTGTAGCAAAAGTCAGAGAAACTACCACATACGACGGCATATCTACCCAATTCTACGATAGGATTCCTCGCAGTGGTGCAGCATATCTGTATGAATATCAGACTTCTGCCGCAGAATCTATAGATGATATTGGTCAGTTTGCTTATGCTTGCAAGTATGTAAGCAATAACATGTCTACTAATGATAGTTTCGGACGCAATCTTGCTATCAGCGACAACTGGGTAATGATCGCAAGTCCGAAAGCAAACTATGCAGGAAACAGCAAAGGTGTCTTCTATATCTATAGGAATGCTAATGCAGATGATTGTTGGGAAGTATTAAGAGAACAGGCAGTAGATTCTGACAGCAGGAAGATCGCAAGAGCATTCATCTACAATCAGAATACTAACCTGTTAGTCTCAGAACTTCCGGTAGTAGATAGCGTGTACGGAAAACATTATCCTGATGCTATCAAGGATGTGAAGTATATCACTAACTATGATCCTGCAGTATATAACAAGGTTCCTAACGGAAATAACTTTACCTTCGACAGGAGATCTGCGTGGGGCAAAGAGCATGTCGGGCAGATCTGGTGGGATATCAACAGCGTCAAGTATGTTGAATGGCAGCAAGGAACGCTGATCAACAAAGCAAATACTAAGGATCTGTTATATCCAAGCAGCAGCATCGACATATACGAATGGACTGAGAGCAATCTTACTCCAAGCCAATACAATGCTACTTACGGTAAGATAGGTTTGCAACCTCTGTACACTGTGAACGAAGTGTACACCGAAGTGGGATCTAATGATGTAGTCACTAGCCAAGTAGGAACCAAATACTATTATTGGACCAAGCTCAACCAAAATATTTCTAATGATCAATATCATAAGCTGACTAGCTTAGCACAGGCACTGGGCGATCCTCGTTCGTTAGGAATGCCTTATATCTCAGTGCTAGCACCAAACGCTGTTGCGCTATACAACTGTTCTGATCTAGTATCTACTGATAATGTACTGAAGATAGAATATAATAAGTCTATCGAACGTGCACCGGTACATACAGAATGGAGCATATTCGATGATGGATCTAGATTAGGATTCAGCCAGAACATCTATGACAAGATCGTAGACAGTGTTGCTGAGTCGGATGATCAAGGAAGGACTGTACCTGACATCAATCTCAAAGAGAAGCAGAAATATGGTGTCTCTATACGCCCCAGGCAGAGTGTATTAACTGATGCTAAGGAAGCTAGGTATTACTTCTGGATCTTTGCAAACGATTTCTTCAAGACTTATCCAGTCAGGATCATCAGAGACATCGGCAATTTCCAAGTTGAGGATCCTTATCCCGACGTTACTGAATATGATGAAGCAGTTGATAACGATGTAGAACTAGGTTATTTAGATTCTATCCAGTATCTCGGCAAGACTATACTTGTTCGCACTGACGGCATCGCAGATGGCGGTTGGACACTTAGGATCTTATCGCAGATCGTGAGAAACAATGCTACTGTATACGAATGGAACGTAGCAAAATCTCAGAAATATGATCTAAAGAAATATTGGGAATATTCGGATTGGTATTCTGAGAGCTTCTCATCTGATAAGATTCCTACGTATCAAGTTGATTTCGCTTTTGAATTAGCAGATCTAGAACTTAGAAACAATGATACTATCAAGATCAAGAACAGCACTAGCGGCGGTTTCCAGATCCTGCGTGTCAAAGGAACTACCTTAGAACTGATTGCACAAGAGAATGCGACGATAAATCTGCTTCCTAGCTTCTACGACATAAACAGTGCTGGATTAGGTTTAGAATCTACTAGCTTCGAGACCTTAGGATTTAGCAGAGATAACAGCATAGAAGTCAGGATGCTGTTCGATGCATTAGTAGATCTGCTGCTGACCAGCAGCGGGGTATTCGTCGATGAATTCCGTAAGCTAGGCAAGGCATTATTCGAGCAGGCTATCAGCATAATCAATTCTCAATTCAAGGAAGCGAATTGGATATTCAAGACCAGCTTCATCAGCATCGAACATAAGATCAGGAAACTAGAACAGATCCCGGTCTATGTGAGACAGCCTGAAGGTACGGTAGAAGATTATATCCAAGAAATTAAGCCTTATCATACCAAGATAAGAAAATACCTAAGCATCTATCCAGGTAGCGATTCTGCTGATATGTTCTCGACTGACTTCGATCTGCAGCCTTATCTGGCGCCGGATAACAACAAGTATAGATCACCGCAGCTAGAAAACTATTACGATACCGATAAATTCTCGCAATATCCTTACAAGGCTTGGAACGACAATCATACGTTCGAGTTGTATTACATTGACGTAGTAGACGGCGGCACTGGATATACTAACGAGACGAAGATCAAGATCATCAGTGATTCCGGAACAGGTGCAAAAGCTAGGGTAAAGGTAAAAGCAGGCGGTGTCATCAACATCGTCATAGTAGATGCACGCGGCGAGGGATTTACTAGCCCGCCAGAAATCATAGTAGAAGGTGCTGGAACCGGAGCTAAGCTAAAGGCAAGACTGAGGAACACTAAGGTCAGGTCACTGAAGACCTTGATCAAGTTTGACAGATATACCTATGAGAATGTCATACAGGATTGGCAACAATCTCATTCTTACTCTGTGAACGATCTGTTCGTATATGATAATCTGCCTTATAGGGTAACTTCTGCATTCACTAGCGGCACGACTATCGATTTCACTAATACGGTTTCATATAAGATCTATAGATGGCAACCATATACTAGATATTCTAAGTATGATATCGTAGTGACCGATTGGGCTAATCGCGTAGCATACGAAGTAGTGGATGATTTCACAACATCAGATCGAGTGACTATCTACAGCAGTGAGCTAACGTCTTACACAGGTCTAGTCTTAGATAATGCTGCAGATCGTACTTGGAGCCATTATGTTACTTCTTCAGGATTGCCTGGCAGGGATCTAAGACAGCTGATGACTGGGCTAGAATACCCAGGCGTTAAAGTAACCGGTCTGAGGTTCACAGAAGAACCAGGGTACGATACTAACGTGTTCGATGCTGCAAGCTTCGATAACTTCGTTGTCAACGAAGAAGGTGTTCCGGTTGTTAACGATACAGCTATTGACACTACCTATTACAGCTACTTTACTGATGCAAATCTAGGCCTACGCAGCGAAGACATCATAACCGATGGCAGCGGGTTCGTAGACAGCTACAGCAGCCATGCTCCAGAAGAACTATTGCCTGGTCAGATATTCGACAGTCTGAACATACAAGTGACTAGCGCACCGGGCACTCCGGCAACTGGTACTAAGTTTGGGCCCGATGTAGCATTGTTGGCTACTAGTGCTGGTAATAGCACTAGATTCCCGTTTGCTACAGACCTAATTGGTGACATCGAGAAGCTAATAGTATGGACTAAATTTGAAGGATTCAAGAATGAAGGCATCAATTTCACCGTAGATTGGGTCAATTACGAGATCGTGTTCCCGACTACATTCTTGAATCCTTCGGACATCATCTATATCACCAGCTTAGGTAGCACCGGTGAGAACATCATGGAAGATATACAGTATCGTGGTGATGGTTCTACTACAGTATACTCAGTCAGCAACATGAGAAATAGCATCAGCCAGCAGGTTTATGTGAAGATAGACGGTGTAGAAGTCACAGATTATCAGAAGACCTGGGACCCAGCTCTTGTTAAGGCGTGGACTGCGTTTACCTCTTACAACATAGGTGATCTCATATCCTATCAAGGTAACGTATACCGTGCAGCACAGGATACTGCTAGCGGTAGCGAATTTGCTACTACTGTGATCGAAGGTACTACGATAGTAACGGTACTGGAAGAATATGATTATGATCAGGTCATACTGTTTGATACTGCTCCAGCAGATAATTCATTCATACAGATACACTCGTTCAATGTCGAGGATACCAGGAAAGCATACAGCAGCATCAAGCAGTCTGTCCATTATGTCGGCGGTATTAACCCTGATCCGTTAGATATCGGAACTAACGTAGATTATCCGGATGGTTATCTGTTCGAGCTTCCTGAACTGATGGAATATGCTCACCCTTGGGCAAGCAATCTTTCCGTAAGGATCAACAACTCAGAGCTTTCGCCAGCAAACAACACTTATTATACAGGTGACGGGTCTACTAACGGATATTATCTACCACTTGTTGGATCTACTACTGCAGCAACTATTTCAGATAGCGATATTATAGTCGTGGTGGATAACGAACTACAGAAGATCAACATAGATTACACGGTCTATCGCGATGGCAGCAGCGATCCTCTAGTAGTGTTTAACACTAGTCCTGCACAAGGTGCAGCGATCATACTTGGCGATTCTAGCGTTGCTGATTATCGTATCGTTGATCCTAGCACAGTGTTGATTAAATCTGTTCTAAGCATATCAAACGGCGCTGCTACTGAACTTCAGATAGGCGATATAGTCACTATAACTCAGTTTAGCAATCACGACATGTATGATATGAGAACGCAGGTATTCAAAGGAACACTAGTTTCTACAGTATTGACAGGTGGATTTGATACATTTGCGTTTGATGCTGCTGGGTTTGATACTAGTGGAACTAGTGTTATATCTAATCCTTCATATACACTAAGCAGGCCAGTAACTAAGCCTCAGTTCTTGGAGGTATACCGTAACGGAATCATATTAGATCCTGTGTTTGACTATAGATTAGCATCTAGTACCGTAGTTGAGTTAGGATCTTTGCTCAGCGTGCAGTCTACAGATCTTGTTGTGATCAGGCATTACAGCGAAGATGTTCGTCGTCCTAGCATGAGATTCAGGGTATTCCAAGACATGCGCGGTGAGAAGAGCTATCTGGGAATCAGCAGACGTAACAGCAGTAGATTGACTAGCGATCTGAATATAGGAGATGATGTCATCTATGTTGAAGATGCGTCGGTTCTTAATGAGCCAGGGCTAGATAGCAACCAACCAGGCGTAGTATTCATCAACAGCGAGAGAATCGTATACTGGACCAGGGATGTTGTTAACAATACACTGGGTCAGATCTGGAGATCCACTGCTGGAACTGGTGGTAAAGCACACAAGAAAGGTTCTATTGCAGAAGATGGAAGTGCTGGAATGGCTATCCCTAACGGTGATAATCTGTGGTATGATCTAGTATCGGGCGGTCAAGTAGGACCAGATGGCAGCACTTTAGTAGTGAAAACTAACGGAACCGTGCTGCAGGATGCCACTACAGTACAGGCTAACTACTTGAGGTCCATAAGTAGATAATCATGGAACACAAACGCGAAGTCAAGAAAAATGCTGAAATAAATAAAGAGCATACTAAAGAGAAAGAACGCATGAAAAAGCCGAATGAGAGCATGGGATTACATCTACAAGGTCACATCAAGATATGGGACCCTCAGAGTGGAGAAGTCCTAGTCGATAAAAGAAATGCCATCCATTATGAGAACTTCTCAGAAGCGATGGCACTTAGCCTCTCCAACAAGGGCTATGGGTTCATCCACGAGATGGCACTGGGCAACGGCGGCACTAGCGTCGATCCCACCGGCGTCATCACTTATCTTCCTACCAACACCACTGGTTCTACTAGCAGCTTATACAATCAGACCTATTATAAGGTAGTAGACGACAACAGTGTATACAATACAGACACTCAGAAGAACTATCTAGAAGTTAGGCATATTCCGGGTGCTGTGTATACAGATATCCTGGTCAGTTGCTTGTTAGATTATGGTGAGCCTGGTGATCAGGCTGCATTTGATAATAGCACTAACATGGAAGGCACTTATGTGTTTGATGAGTTGGGAATCAGGGGTTGGGGCAGCACAGAAGAACCTAATGCAGGAAAACTATTAACGCATGTGATCTTCCACCCTATCCAGAAGAGCTTGAACAGGCTCATCCAGATAGACTACACGATCCGTGTGCAATCACTAACTAACTTGAGCACCACCCTCTGAGGATAACAAATGCCCTACTATCTAACTAAGACCAACGGAGATGCACTAGTCACACTTGAAGATGGTACGCTAGATACCACAACTGCAGACTTGGCATTGGTAGGTAAGAATTATCCCACATACGGTCTTAATCTGAATCAGAACTTCGTTAAGCTGTTGGAAAACTTCTCCAACGTGGACGAACCTGCTGCTCCTCTGCTAGGTCAGCTATGGTATGATAGCACAAACAAGAAGATCAAGCTGTACAGAGAGGGTGCAGATACTAATGTGTGGGTTAGCCCATGCATGATAACAGAATCTACTTCTGCTCCAAGCGATTCTAGGCAGGGCGATCTATGGTTCGATACTGGATCAGAACAGCTTAAAGTCTATAGCGGAACGGTATGGATCACGGTTGGCCCACAGACAACCAGCACTGGTCTGCTGAGAATAGCTGGAACTAATAGCTTCAT